TTAATATTATAAATGTTTGCATAATTTATTTTTTATTATTATCGTCAAAATCTAATGCCTTTCCTAAAAACATTTTATCTATTAAATCATCTTGCATTTTAATAATCATATTTTCTAAAATGTCTTTTTGTTGTATAAGTGTTTCTACTTTAGTTTCTAAAGCATCGTTTTTTCTTTGCAATTCAATTACTTCACTTGGGTCTTTTCCTATAAACACATAAACCGCTGCACCGATTGTAGCAATTAAAGCACCAACTATTAATTTAAAACTATCGTTGTTTGTTTCAGGTATTTCACGAACAGATAAAAAAACCAACAAAAGAATTACAAATAAAAACACTATACCAGAACCGATATAACCCCTTAATTCCCTTCTTTCTCTGCTATTCATCATTTCTTGATCTTATTATAAATTGATATTCCAGTATAAGCTATGGCTAATATTAAACTTATAGTTTGTAGGACAGGATTTGCTTGACTTAAATTTAATGCCAATGCTAAAAAATTAGTAAACCCTATCTTTAGTTCTTCCATTATGCGATTGCTAAATAGATGTAGGTTGTGTTGCTTTTATTAACACCACCATCTGTAGTATCAAGTTTAAAACCGTCTGTTATAAAATCAACGTGCTGCCCTGATCCTTCTGAATTTGATAAATTAGCATAAAGCTGGTCTGAATAAACACCATTCAACCTTTTATAATCCATAATGTACCAACTTTCAACACCTGTAGATTTTATCATTAAAAATCTTGGTTCAAACCCTAACCCTGTAACTTGATTTCCACTTACTCCATCTCCATTATAACTTCCCGATTTTTGGTAACCGTCCACATCCGCCCAACAATATGCAATAAGTTCCTCATTGGGACTAAAAGTGTAACTATTTCGCCAACTTATATGTTGTGTAGAAAAACTTTGATTACCCCATATATTAACGTGTTGCGTTAAATCTCCAACACCAAAACTATCTTGTAAATACAGATAATAGTATTCTGGTGATAAACCTGCCGACCAAGTAAACCAAGCAGAAGCAGCTGTTCTTCTTAACAAAACAAAAGATGGTTTTACTCCAAGTCCGTGAGCAACCGTCCTATCTACATCACTACCTGAACCAGCATTTAATTTAATTATTGAAAAACCACCTACGGTATTTACACTCGCTGCTGTTGGGTTATTTGTCCCAGTTGCTAAACCCGCAGCACTTGCTGTTGAGTAACCTGTACCATTTACATTAAATGTATTTGAATTTCCGCCTGCTTTCCAAGTCCACGCAACGTAATCGTCACCACTTCTATTTGGCACATTAAAACCTGAAGTTGCACCTAGCTCAAAGCCATCAGAATCAAAAGAAACTAAATTAGTTAAATTTGTATCTGCACCCTCTGCTGCAAAGCTATCTGAATAAAGTTGATTTGCAGTACCTGCTCCTCTTGTAGTATCAAATAAACAATGACTTACTGCTGTATCTCTATTTTTTAACCATATAAAATCAGGAGCAAATTTTAAACCTGTAATATTTTTAGTCCCATTATTACCTTGATATAAAACAGTGTCAAAATTTTCGTCTCCTGGCGGTCCAGGAGCAACTGTAGTTCCTTGCGAAAGCATTTTCTTTTTTCCTAAACTCATACACCTAAACTTGAAATTTGATAATCTACAATAGAAGCCTTTGTACTTAAAGCGTTTATTTCTGCTTCTTTACTTGCACATTCATTTCTTAACGTTGCTCTTGAAGATAAAATACTTGAATTGGTTGTGTTACCAAGTTCACAATCTCTAATAATTATCCAGTCAGTTTTAGCTAATTCATAACCATAATTATGTTTTAAATTGGATATTTTTTGTGTTTTAAGTTCTGCTACTGATTGACTATAAGTTTTGTTTTGTATAGGAAAAGTGAAAACTTTATTGTCTGCATCCCATTCAATAGAACCTAATTTTTGGCTTTGTTTAGTTGTTGGTTTTACAACATTATAAAAACCAAGTTCTTCTAAACTTGAGTCATTTAAATATTGTACACCTAAAATATTGCCCCACGTTTTAGGAATAGAATTATATGTTTTAATTGTACCGTCTATATTTATTGCTTTCATATTTATGTATTATGGTGTTGGATCACTTGTGTAAGTTAGTATTGAATAGTTAAAAATAGCATTTGCTGAATCATCTATACATTCTACCATTAAAGCGTTTGTTGTACTTCCATCGTAATCTTTAGCACCTAACTTGTTAAATGTTTCGCTTGTTCCTGCATCTGAATCTAAAGTTAAAGCATATCCACCTGTTAAATTGTGTATAGTAATAACTTGTCCAAGTTTGTAACCTGTAAAATCAAATTCTTTTGCACCTGTACAAGCTGACTGCATTTTAAAAACTGTTGCAGTTGACCAGTCAACACTTGTTGCTCCACTTGTAGAAGTTATTGTTACTGTTCCTGTGTATCTTGCTTCTAATTTATCGTGTGTAATATTGTCGTTTAGAATCTTTGCAGTAGTTACAGCATTAGCTGTAATTGTCAAAGCACCGCTTCCAGTTACTTCACCACTATGTGTTGCGTTAGTTACTTTAGCAGTATTAGCTGTAATTGCACTATTAATTGAGTTTGCCAGTTTATCAGCAGTAACTGCATCGTCTGCAATTTTTTGTGTAGAAATTCCTCCATCTGTTAAAGAAATTGTAACTGCTCCTGTTGCTGAATCTCTTGCAATTGGTGCTGTTGCTGTTATTGAATTTACATCACCTGCATCATCTGTGTACAGTTCTGTAAAGTTATCGTTTACCTTGTCAAAGGCACTTCTTAAAGGGTCACCTGTGCCATCGTTTGCAGTAGTCCCAATATTAATTACTTGTTTTGCACACATAATCTGTTGATTGTCAATTAGTTATATATTTTGTTTATATTTTAAAATTTTGTTTGATCTGCTGTATAAATCGTTTCATCTGAAGTTACTAAAGTTGTATCGCATCTAAAATTAGAATCATCTGCATTAAAAGGATAAACTATACCCCAGTTATTTAATTCATTTACAGCACCCCACCACGTTACAGTATATACACTTCCGTAAGCCATCTTTAATTTTTAATGTTTTTTGTATATATAATACAATTACTTTTTTTAGTTTTTGTTATATAAGTTAAATACTGTTTCAACTTATTTACGTTTTCTTCTTTTGGTTTATATCTTACAATACCCATCCGCTAAAATTTGCATCTTTATCAGGTGAAATATCTTCATCGTTATTACTGTAATATTCAGGAAACTTTGAACTTGCGTTAAAACTCATATAATCTATGAATCTATCAGTATAGTATTGTGCAGTTGTACGTTCTTTTTCTACTAGAAAGTCTACTTCTTCTTTTGATACATTTTCTGCATTTTCTGAACTATGCTTGTAAACGCCCTTGTTAGCTATTGTGTAAGCTGCAAAAGGTAAGTATTCCACCATTGCCCAATGACAAAGTAAAGGCTTTACGTAGTCTGTAACAAGGCTTAAATAGTCTCCTGTTAAGTTACCTGCTTTAATTTTAGTTTGTATAGCCTGTAGTAAGTCTGTACCTAAATAGTTTTGTACGTGAATATCTTGGGCAATCTTTATATACTGTATAAACTTGTCCGTATCTACTCCACCATTCATAGCAGTAAACTTTACTACATCTTTTCGTGTTATTAGTATTGCTTCTGCCATTTCTTATTTATTTACAAATCCTTTATTAGGCATATCAACTGGACGTTTAGCTACCTTTGAATTGTTTTTTTCAGGTTTAAAACCTTCTTTTTTTGCTTTGTTTACTGATACTTCTGCTTTAGGGTTATTTGCGTCAGGTTGTACACCTTTTGCCATATACGTTTTACGCATCCAGAAATGATGACAAGCACCACCACCTTTGTATAGCCATATATCATAAGTAGCAGCACCACTTAAACCCCATCCTGCATTTACAGCACGTTGGCTCATTTGCATTATATCTTCTTTACGATAGATTTTTTTAGCAGCTACCATTTTCTTGCAAAAGTCCCTACTATTTGCTTGTGTTGTTAATGGTGCATATTGGTAACGTACTTTAAAAGCTGTTAAGTCATTTGTTACTTCGTCTTGTTTGCTTTTAGCGTTTGGTCTTGCAGTACCTGTAGAAGCTAAACCTACCATTTTGTCTAATGCTTCTTCTTGTTTGTAATCTACTTCACGTTCATCTACTAAATCCCAGTTTTCTAAATCTTCATCTTCACCAAAATCTTGAAGCAATTCTATCATTTTGTCATCATCAAATTCAGCACTTAAATTATCTTTTATATGCTTTTCGCAAGGCATATACCAAATCTTACCTTCATATTCGTGTTCGTGATAACTTTTGCAACCTATATTTTTAGCTGCTTCTATTGCCATTTCTTTTTTTGCATAGCCTAATCTATCATCTATAATTGCAAAATCATTATCTACTATTTGACTTGATAAAGAATATTCATCTTTAACCCCCGTTTCTTGTTCACGTGATTCGTCTGTAATAGCATTATCTGTATCAATAAATGCTAAAGGTTGTAATGTCTTAAAGTAAAGTTTTAAACTAATACCGTTAACCGCCAATACATCGTCTATACACTCCGTTATTAAGTCTTGGTATGGTTTTATAGTTATGTTGTCAAAAAGTAGCGCAGCGGTCTTTATTTCGTCTGCATTAGACCCTAAACCATTGTTATCTGTTCTAATTCCTAAAAGTAAAGGACTTGTTACCCTATGTGCTACAATTAACTTATTTGAACATTCATTAGAAAGATATTCATAATGTTGTGGTGCATCGTTTAACGGTATGTCATCAACTGTTGTCTTACTTTCTGCATTGTTGTTAAAAGCAATAACTACTTTTTCACCACGTGATCCAGTCAGCTTACGCATTACGTCGTTTTTAACTTCTATTTGTTTTTCGTGGTCAGGTACACCGTTATTAAAGTTTACTACTTTAGTACCACTAAAACCATTTTGTACATCGTTAATTAAGTAGTCTGCTACTTCTGATTCTAATTCAGCGTATGCTAAACCCCCCTGATAATCTACAGGGCAATAATAATCGTACCCACTTACATATCTTTTAATAATTTTTATTTCAGGTTCTTTACCATTACCAAAACCAAATGATGCTATCCTTTTAGGTTCATCACTACGCTTTAGTTTTGCCCAATCGTGAAAATAATAGTAGGCTTCAATTTCACCATCCTTATTACAACGTTCTGCTCGCAATGTTTGTCTTGGAAAGTGTTCTGATTTAATTACTTTACTGTTTTTGTATAGTACCTGAAATGAACCTTCGCCTAATAGCTTTAAATCTAAAACTACTTTGCGCAAACACTTATCAGAAAAGATAGAACGCATAGCTGCATATTCGTTTGTCTTTCTGCTGCTATCTAAAGCATCAATTCCCCTTCCAAATACCATATTACAAACGCCATTTATAATAGCGTTGTTAGTTGTTGATTCTGTGTAAAGTTTAATTAGGTAAGAATAGTAGTCGTTATCTTCACCATAGTTTACCCAATCACGGTTTTTATCTTCGCTTATTTGCGGTCTATTGTATGAAGCTAAATTAACTATATGTAGGTTATCCATTATACTGTAATAAATTCGTTATCTGAAGCATTAGTTACATACTCACCGCTATTAATTGTGTATTGTGGTAAGTCTGTTTGATTAGTACAAAATATTTTATCCTTAAAAATTTCATTTGTACCTGATAGTATTGTAAGCATATAATAAATATCTTGTTTTACTGGAAATACAGCACTATATCTATTGAAATATAAACTTTGTGATATTCCGCTTGTTGCTTGACTATACACTTCTTTGTTTTGGGTTTCATCTTTTATTTTAACTGTGTAAGATGCACCTGCTGTAAATTCTCTTGGTATAAAATCAATGTTTTGCGCTGATCCGCTTTCCTTTAATACTATCATATATATAACAATAATATTATTTGTTTTTTGTTATTATTAATGCTCCGCTAAAAGCATAAAAAAGGGCAGCATATAGCCACCCTTAATTATTAAAATTAATTATTACTAGGAGTTTGTACCTAATGTAATTAAAATAGTTCCATCCATACCTGCGTAATCTACTACACTAAATGGGAAGTCTATATCTTTAGTATCTGAATCCATAAAGTTTGCAGCTAATGTTTCTTGTGCGTTTAGCGTTAAAGTATAGCCTGATAAATCACCCATTGCAGCACCTGAAGAAATAGTACCCCCATTTACATCTGCACCGTGAGTTAGACCCATCATAAACACATTACCGTTGTAATCTTCTACAGCTACGTGTGGTCTACCATAAGCTAATAGTTTTAATTCTTTGTTATCTTCTTTCGTTAATTTTTTCAAAGTAAGCGTAAGTGTTTGGTCAAAGAAAGTCGTACCGTTTTCACGGCTTGAAGTTATAGTTTGCTCAAAGCTACTATTACCCTTCAATTCATATTTAAAAGCAGTTAAAGAATTTGCAGTTCCACCAATAGTAGTTCCTGTCATATTTGTTATTTCATCATTTGTTAAGGTTACAGTTCCTAACCCCCCAAATTCTACAAAATATACGTTTTTCAGGCCACCTACAACATCTTTACAAGGTTCTTTTCTCCCAAGTGTTAAATCACAACTCATATCGTTTAATTTTTTTTTGTAACTTATTGAAAATCAATAAATTAGTTAGTTTTTTAAATAAAAAGGGTAAGTAGGCACTTAATTGGCTTACCTACCCTAACTATTTGATTATCAGTTAATTAACTGTAGAGCACGATATCAGAACCTATTCCGTATTGTACACCTGCTGTAAATCTCATTACTACACGCACATTCTGTGATCCATCAATGTCAGCCATATCAATTACTTTTACTTCGTTTTGGTCAGATAAAAGACCAGTACCAAAGTATAAATTAGATTTTTCTGCTGCAACCATTCTGTTATCAGATAATCCGTTTGCTACTGCAATAGAAATTCCATCAAATGTTAATGCTTGACCGCTGAACCATTGTGTACCGCTATCGTTTGTACCTGCATTTGACGTTGCAGCGACAGAAAAGCCACCTAATGCTCTCACGTAAGAACGTGCTACATTTTGAGAAACATAGATTGTCATATCCTCGCTTGAATATAGGTTAGAATTTATTGCATCTACCACAGCCCCTAATTGAGCGATTACGTTTCCTGCATTTACTCCACCACCAACTGCTGCTACATCTGTTACATCACCATCTGCTAACATAAGTTCTGCAAATCCTGCAAACTGTCCGTTAGTTGCTGCTGCACCATTCCATATACTTTGTTCAGTTCTTTGTGCTACTTTAGATGCTACGTGAGCAATTAAAAAATCACTAAAAGAAGTTGGTAAAGATTGGTGTGCTGAATATCCCATAGAGATCGCATCCCAGTCATTTTGGAAATCTTTTTTGCACAATTGTAAATTTACGCTGAGGTAAGTCGGTTCAATCGTTCGTTCTGTTAACGTTAAAGTTGAAGTCGAATCAAAGTCACAAGAAGCATCTTTTACGATGTCATCACTTGATACTTTTTTGATTACTTCTTTAAATTTAATATTAGGTTTAACGGTAATTAATCCGTTATCTAAAGTTGTACCACTTAAAAGTGCAGCAGAAATGTATTGTCCTGCAAATTCACCTGCATAAGAAGTAGTTATTGAAGTTGTTGTTGCCATTTTATATTTTTTAATTTATTATTTATTATGCTTCACTTGCCCATACACCATCACCGCCAGTAATATACCAGTCAGTTAGTGCTACAGCTTTAAGTGTACACCAGTCACCTTTATTTGCAGATGCTTTTGTGTTAATCCAATCTTTGTTATCCACACCACCTGAAGATACTGCTGCTATTGTTCCGTGTATTGCGTCAGTTGCAGCAGGTGAAATTGTAATAATGTTATTACCATCTGCTCCTGTATTTCTAAATGTAAATTCTGCACCTATATTTTCTGCTGTAATTGCAGGAAGGGTCATAACTTTAGCATCTGTAGCAATATTAAATTCTACACCTGCATCATTAATACTAATATCTTGAGTAGTTGTCAAAGTTTCTTGCTTTGATCTCGCTCGTAATACGCTGTTACTTGTTGTTATTGTTGTTGACATTTTTTATTTATTTAAAGTTTGATATTCTATCCATTACTTTATCCAAAGTGTTACCACTTCTTTTTTGTGAATAAAGATTTGTATTCTTTTTAGATTCGCTTTCTGGATTATGAGATACTTTTTCTACTTCACTCATTTCTTCTTTTTCAGCGTAAACAGTTTTGGTAGTTGTTTCTTCTGATTTAACAGATGTAGAACCTTCATCAGACATTTCTTGATCTTTAGGTTCAAGCAATGCTTTTATTTCTTCTACCATTTTTTTAACTTCTTGAAGTTCTTCTTTAGTAGCATAACCCATTTCTTCTTTAGGTTTTTCTTCTGCTTCTACTTCTTCTTCAGCAGGTGCTTCTTCAACTGCACCAACCGAAGCTATAATACCTTCTTCTTCTACAATTAGTGTTTCACCATCTACAAGTTTATATTCACCTACTGGTAAAGCTACACGCTCATCTTCAGTAACAATAAATACTTCACTACCTTCTGCAAAAGATTCACTTTCAATGATAGTACCATTTTCAAGTTCAGCTTGTGCTAATTTAACTTCAACTGATGCTTCCACACCAATTAGTTTTTTTACTTCGTTTAACATATCTGTTGCTTTCATATATATTACAATAAATTAGTAATTAGTTTGTTATATTTTAAAGGGTCTTTTTGATTCTTTTGCCCAAAAAGATGCTTCATCTTTAGCTTTTTTTATAACACCTATCATATCATCAAGTTCGTTATATACTTTAATACTTTTTGGGTCTGCACCAATTCCATCAGCAGCTTTTTTTATTTTATCTTTTACTGATTTTATTTCACCTATATCACCATCAATGCTTTTTCCTGCATCTACTAAATCTTGATTAAGTTTGCTTAAATCATCTACTAATGAATTTATTTGAGCCATAGCACCATCTATATTTGAGCCTAATTTAAATATATAGTCGCTACTGTCATCTATTTCATCTATTAACTTGTTTGCATCCATTACAAAAGTTAATTCTACTTTTTCAGTTGCCAACTCAACTTTAGTTTCACTTAACTTTGCGAGTATTCTTTTTACGTCTGGTTTCATAATCCCTTTTTTATTATAATAATATTTTTAACTGTTTGTTGTGTTTTAGTTTGCTGCTTGACAAGCTGCACAATTATTATAAGCATTTGCAGCACTTATTTCAAAATGTCCGTTGCTTCTTGTAGCTGTTATTGTGTAGCAGTCTGTATGGTTATGATGAACAAAGGTTAAGAAATAAACATCACCTACTGTTAAGTCAATATCGTGCGTATGTATGTGCTTTGTACCACCATTACAATTAGTTACTGTGTAGTATCTTGTAATAGATGATTTAGTTATGTTACCAATACCTTGTGCTTGAAAGCTACCATCACAACATTCACGTGAATATGTTTTACCATCAGGACATAAACACGCCCTACTATCGTTTTGTGGGCTTGGTATTTTACTCACACTATCCTATTTTAGATTCTAATTTTTTTGCTTCTTTATATTCTTGAACTATATCTTCACTTGTGTTTATATATGCTTTTGCTTCTTGATACCCTTCTACAGCACTTGAATTAACACCTAATTGTTTAGCCATATTTTCAGCTTCTTTTACATATTTTTTTAAATCATCTGTACTTGAATTAAATTCTTTAAAATCACTTTCTAATTTTACAAATTTATCTCTAATACCAAATAAATCACCATACCATTTGCTAATATTATTATCTATTTTTTTCTTTTGTGATATATGTTTATTTATTGCTTTTTGTAAATCTTGCATTATACCTAATTCTACTTTTTCAATACTAAACAATTGTTTTAGTTCTTCTATTTTAGCTTTAGCTATTTCTTCTTTACTCATTTTAGATTGTTTTATTGGTACACAGTTTGGTACTTTTTTACCGTTTTTCATTTTAAAACCTATCATTTCGTAACCATCGTAACACGGTTCTTTCATTTCGTCTTTTACAGGTTCGTTTGGTCTTTCTAATTTATCTGCAAAGTAGCCTTCTATACTAAAGCCTTTTACTTCACCTGCTTTAACTTTTTTCCAAACATCATCATTGTTTACCTTCATAGATACCATCCAAGTGCCTATAGGTACGTTTAAATCGTACATTCTGCTTTTATCTTGTTCAGATTCCACTATCCAACTTTCAACCGCTGTAAGACCCTTTAATTCAAGTTCGTGTTCAAGTGTTGAATTATTTTGGTTACCATTAATAAAGAATAATTCACTTGCTTTACGTACTGTGTTTTTAGAAAAGTATATATAATATTCTTGTTCACCACTTTGTCGGTAAATAGGTTTGTTAGGTATCAAAGCTGCACCCATAAGGATACGTTTTTCTTTGTCTACTTCAGCAAGTTTAAATTCTTTATTCTTTAATGCTACAAAATCTGATTCAATAGCAGGATTTTCTACCACACTTATGGCTTCTATCCCTGCTGCTTCATCTGTTTCATCTATAAAAAGTTCTATTATATCCATAATTAAACAATAATATTTAGTGTTTTTTGTTATTTATCCTATTGAAGCACCTTCTACAATGTTTCTATCTAATGCTTGTGCGTTTGTTACATCATTACTTACTACAAATGCTTTTATAGGTTGTTTATTATCTTCACCTATTGCTTGTGCTAATTGGTTTTCTGGTGCTGCTCCTACTACATTAAAACTTGGTGCTTGTGGTGCAGATATTGAACCACCACCGCCACTTGCACCCATTGATGATGCTGCACCTTTTGCTGCTCCTACTGCTGATTTTATACTTGATATAATACCTGCTGCTTGTCCTGCAAACGCTATAAGTAATGGTACATTTTGCGGAAAACCTACTTTTGCTGTACTTGCTGCACCTGATGCTGTATCTGCTACTGATTTAGCTGCTATTAATCCTAATTCTTGTAAAGTTGCTTTAGCTTGTGCTATCTGTTCTTTAATAAGCATAGCTTGTTTAGCAATAAATAATGCTTTACCTATTTTAGTTTCAGCACCTGCTGCATCTATTGTAGCATCTAAAGTATCGTAAATTTGTTGTCTATTTTGTTCTTCTATTTCTGCTTTTCTTTCTGCAAGTCCTTCTAATCTTTCTAATTCAGCTTCATCTGTTTCTTTCTTTAAATCTGCTGCTTCACGTTCTAAAGAAATACGATTTATTAATTGTTCTGATCTAAAACCTTCTATTTGTGCAAGTACTGCTTCACGTTCGTTTTGTGCTTCTAATAAAGCTATGTAATTTTCTTGGTTATTGTTTTTATCAAATTCTAATTGTGCTGCTTTAATTTGTAAGTCAACATTTTCAAGCATCTTTACGCTTTGCTCATCTAATATTCTACCAAGTTCTGTATTTGCAGCAATACGCACTTCCATTGTCTTGGTTTCATCATCTCGTATTTGCCTTTGTTGTTCTGCTTGTCTATCGTACTTTTCTATTAACCCTTGATTGATAACAGCAGCTACTTCTGCTTGTTTGTTTAGTTTTACAGTACCTTGTGCAGCTTTTATAGTTGATTTAGTATATTCTGTTATACCACTAACTGCACCTGTAACAGCTTCTTTTATTTTATCAAAACCACCATCTTCACCTGTTACAATATCAAATAATTCTTTAGATGCTTCTTTAGCTGTTAATGCAGCACCTGCAAAATCACCTGAAAAAAACTTAATAGCTGCTTTACCAAATAAACCTAATGCTTCTAACCCTTGTTTTAGTCTTGATGTTATACCTTCAAATATTGCATTACCAAGATTTTTAATAGATTGTACAGGGTCATCAAAAAGACTTTTAAAGTATCCTGTAACAGTTCCTATATTATTATTAAGAAAATTAAAAAAATCATTAAATGCTAAACTTAAACTTTCAAATGCTACACTAAAAGCATCTGTTACCTTTTGGTTTTCATTAAACACTTCTGCAAGTTTAGAAAATGCTGCAATAGCTAAACCAATACCTGCTGCTTTTAAAGCATTACTAATACCCTTTACGCCTTTTGCAACACCACCAGTAGTTTCTTTTACTTCAGTTAGGTTGTCATCTATACGTTGTACGCTTTTAGCAACACCTTGTAGGTCTTTTTCTGCCTTGTCTACTTTTGCTTCTAATTCTATTGTCTTTTTAACACTCATAATTCTTTCTTAAATTGTTGATATGCTTCTTTTATTGATTCAGGGTATTTGTTTTTTCCCATAGCAATATCCATATACTGACCAGTCCACTTTTCTTTTTTTGCAAATTCTAATAAATCTAATATATTCTGTATCATATTAACTACAATTATATCGTTGTACTACTGTTGCTGTTGCTAGTTCTATAACAATCCAACCTACAATAGTATAATCTTGACATATACCAATAAATCCACCACCAACTTTAAAACAAGCTGCTTCACCTAAAGCCATTGGCATATATTTAGCACTTTCTTGACCAACAAAAGGTTTACCGTGAAATATAAAAGAATCTACACCACCATCATAAGTGAAACTTTTACTAAATTTAGTTTTATCACCAACTTCTGGAAAAGGTTCTGATCCGCTATGAACAATCCCTGCCATAACAACAACATCACCACAAGTATAATTGGGTACTGGTAAATTTCGTGTAACTTTTAAATCGCCCACTAATGGTATATTATCAAAATATTTTGGTGTAGTAAATGTTGCATTAAATCCTTTAGCAGGTAATACCGTAATACAAGCACCAAAGGTTTGTTTTCCAATAATAACACCGTTTAAAACGTGGACACTAAAACCACAATTTTTATTTTGACTATCTTGTGCTGTGCCATCTGTATTCCATCCCCATTGTGCATAATATCCATCAGGTACTATTGTTTTAACCGCAGTTGATGATGTAGCTGTACCATTTATAAATCCATAATCTGAAACTGTTGCATCATTCCAGTTAGTGTAAACACTTGTACCTTCATTTGCAAATACATTATAATTTTGATTTGCATCTGAATAGTTTACAGTTCCTTTTGGTACTGCTACATCTTTAAAAGGTATTGTAGACGTTCCAAATGTTTGTGAATCGTTTTCTGCATCTACCCGTGAAGTAGCACTATATGCAAACCCAATACCGCTGTTTTGTTTTACACCGTTAATAGTTGTTGGAATACTCATTTGAGTTTCTAACATATCAGACAAACCATTTGTTGTTACATCATATTGTGTTGTAATGCTGTTTGCAGGAATTGGTACACCTTCAACTACATAAGGAACTATTTTAGATTGTATTTCTAATTCACCTGACGTTATATAATCTACAAAATCACCATTATCTGTTTTAATCTTAATTGTTCTAATAATATCAGCAGGGTTATCTGCTGTTGTAATTATTTTATAATTTTTAGAATTAGTTGTTTCACTATATGGTGAAGAAGGTACTGTTCCTGAAGAATCTATTGTACCTATAGTATCAGATGTTGCAAATGTTGGGTCTGTATTAGTTTTAGTATAGAAAACAAAAAATATAGTTGATGGGTCTGATAGTCCTGTTAATTCTAATACTTTTTCGCCTTCTGTTGGATCGTTAGTAACAGCATATTGTGTAACACCTACCTTTTGTGCTATTGTATCTACATCATCACCTACTAAATCATTAAAGGTAGCTGAATAAAGAAAACCATATTCATCTAAAGAAGGTGTATCACCAATAGTCCCTACTTCAACTATTTTACCTTTAAGGTTTACTGTTGTAGCTGTGTTGTTTGTTAACTGGTCTATTAAAGGTTGTGATATTGTTGCTGATGTTACAACCAAAGGTTTATCTTTTACTTCAGGGATGTTACTTGTAGATGTGTTTACTGGTACTTCTTCATCTGTTGAAACTATTGGAAGTTCGCCTGAACCACAAGTTACGTCTGCATTTAGTATTGCATTGTCAACTGTTATAATTTCAGAATCCGCTGTTCTACAAACAATATCAGGAGTAAATTTAGGGGGTATAACTATTTCTATTTCAACTTCAGCACCTGCTTCTTCTTTAATATTTATTAATTCAAGTGTAGATAGGTTTGTTTCAAAGTTAGTTGATAGTTTATTTATTTTATATAGCCTATCAAATATTACCATCTTGTCTGCTAATGATAAATTAAATAATAAACTTATAGGTAAATAGGCTTTTACAGTAGTTAATCTTCTTTGTTTATCAAATATTTCTGATATGTACTTATTATAGTAGTTTTGAAATAACGTTTTGTTGTAAGGTATATTTGTAAACTCATTTTTTTCTGCATTAAAGTTTATATTATCAGATGCATCAGTTCCTAATATACTTGTTTGTGTTGTCGTAAGTGAATTAGATGGTATGTAAACAGCAGATTGTGATGTTAATGCACCTGAACTATCTATAACACCTATTGTTTGTGTTTTAAGAATAGGATAAAAAAGTAAAGGCTTACCTAAATTTGGTTCTTGTTTAATGTCTGCACTCCATCCCCATTGAGCATTTACGTTTGCACCATCAGCAACATTTACAAAGCGTTCATATTTAAAATGTTCAAAAGGTAATTTTATAGTATATGTTGACCCTTCAAATTTAGCTGCTGATTGATACCTGTTTTCACCCCAATCTACATTAAACAATTCTTTGTGATTTTTAGCAAAAAAATTATCTAAACCTTCGTATGTAAAATCTATTTGTTTAAATGGTAGTACGCTGTCTACCGTTGAACTTTCTTTATCTAAATGTTTTGTTATATCCCACCGCTGATTACTTGTACTGTAGAAGTTATCTAATGTTTTTACTTCTATTATGCCATCATCATTTTGAAATGCAGTTAGATTAAACATTTTAAACAAACCTGTAAGAAATTTTAATACACCAATGTCAGGTAGTTGGTTTGATATGTTAATATTTACACTTGATAATACTGCACAGTCACCAGTCCAACTAATAGCCTTACTGCCTGTTTTATCACGCTTTACAAAAAACTTAACCGTATAAGTTGATGGTGTACTTGTTTCAATTCCAAAACTATAATCACCACGACTTAACACTAAATTTCTAATGTCTTTAAATTCCCCTGTTAAATCATCATATCTTTGGAAAATGTTACCGTTTTCATATATTATAAAATTATATTTAACTGCATTATTGTTTGGTACAATCGTTACATCTAATTGTCTTTCTTTGTTTGATAAACGTGAAGATATATTATCAGGCGGTGTTTTAAAATAATTACTTCTTAAATCTATTACATCCCTATCAGAATCTATAACCTTAAAATTACCTACTGGTGTAATATTACCTTCATCTTCAAATAAGCCACCTGTTTTATTGTGTAACCATAAGTATAAATTGTAAAAAGGTAAGTTTGTTTTATTAAAAAAATCTTCACTAAAAGTTAAGCCATATTGAAATTCAATGGCTTTTATGATAGGGTATATTCTTAATGCAGGTTTTAATTGGCTTAATTCTAATCCGTGCTGCGTTCCATTTTCAAAAGCTATATTGTTTTGCGTTGTTGTGTTTGCTGTAGAATCTGCTGTATTATATACTAATCTTTTTGTATGTGATATTAATGGAAATAATATTGCATCTGTATATGTTACTAATTTAGATGTTATGTCTAAACCATTACTTAAATATGTTTTTATGTTTGCATCTGAATATGTAAAAGTAAAATCAGATGTAATCATTTTTAAAGCACTTAATGTATCATCACCAATAACATCTTTTAAATTTATACTACTACCATAAAAGGTTAACCTATAGGTACTTGGTTTATTTTGTTTTGTAGTTGTACCTTCCAGTTTAATCTTTCCTTTTTTGAAAGGTTTATGATTTAAAAAAAGTTCAGCTTCAAACTTCTTTCTTGCATCAAAATCTAATATATTATAATTGTAAAAATGTTTAAAAACTTTGTTGTTTATTCTACTGGCAGGTACTGAAAATGTTTTTGTAAAGTCTGCAAATATCTTTTCAATATCTTTTACATCTTGAATGGCTTGTGTTAAAACAATGCTTTCATCTTTAAATAATTCAACTTGTTGAAATAATGAAGATTCACCTTGTTCTTTTATGTAAAGTTGTAATTGTAACATTAACGTACACTATTAATTTTATTAAATGCAAACTCAAAGTCTATTGTATAATTTGCTAATTTATCATTAACACTTGTTTTAAATTGTAGTGATTTAGTTTTAGGTATAACTGGTAATGTTTGATTATCGTATCTTATCCAAACGTTTTCAGATAAAAATAATTCTTCTATCGTTTGGTTCATATCTTCAGAAACAAAACCTGTATTAAGGTTTATAGAAGTATTGCCATTCACGTTGTATCTTTCACTTTGACCTAAATAAGTAGGGTAGCTTGTAGTGTTGTTTACAATCGTATTACGTTTATATCTTTCATCAGTTACATTTAAGTTTTCTGTACTTTTTTTAAACGCATACAAATCTTGATATACACCAAATTTATTTACAAAAGTAATTTTATAAGGTGTAAATTTTGGTTCACATACATTTGTGACTGTAATGGTTTTTAAAACTGTAGAATCATCTGTAGCAAAAACTTTAATGGTAGAACTGTTAGCAGGTACAGTTAAGTATTGTATTTTTTGATTAGTATTCCCATTGTCTGTTATTTGTGTAGTAGTAGAATCTATAATTACTTTACCAACACCTTCTGCAAATATTGGTAACTTTCCTGCTGTACCTTCTAATAAATAAATATCATTAGAACTTATTAATGCGCCCCTTGAAAGTTCAGGGTTAATACCTTCTTCAAAATATCCATAACCATCTAATGCAAGATATAAATTACTTTGTGGGTTGCTGTAAGTATATGGTTCATTATTTTCATCAAACAATGTCGTATAGGCAAGTACCCAAACACATTTAGAAACATAGTCATTATTAAAACTGTGATCTATATAATCTCTTATTAATTCTGCAACTTCAAAGTTAATTTTAGTATCACTATTTATACGTTCTTTTTGTATCCTGTATTTTAAATCACTTGCTATGTAAGAATTTTGCGTTCCTTCATAAATATATAGATTTAATGCTGCTGTTTTTATTGACATAATTATAAATTTGAAACGCTTCCACCACCGCCTGTATCACAGCCTACTATTGAAACATCTGTTATTACTCCATTGTTATCTATTTGCCATACCTTAAAAGTACCTACACCAATTCCTGCTCCTGAATTAATTGATGATGTACTAACCGCATAGTATAAATCTTTACCTGCAAATGGCGCACCTTTTATACAGCTTGTAGCACCTAACCCTTCGTTAATTGTTGAACCTGTTGAAAGTAATTCTTTTGAAGTTGTATAGGTATCATCACAAAAATCAGTAGGTGAAACTTTACCTGCTGAAATATAATATGTGTTAGTACCACAGTCTGCTAGACCTGCGGGTTGTGTTAATGTTTTAGCACACGATATTGTTTGGCTACCATTACCTGTATTAGAATAACCACTTGGAATTAAAACCGTATAGGTTACTGATCTTTCTGTTGCTGTTGTTACAGATGCAAAACTTATAGGTGTAAAATCTGTAATAGTACCTGTTTGTGTTGTGCCTACGTTTATTGCTCCTTTAGTTGTTATTGCCTGTCCTGTTAAATTTGCAATGTCACAAGTAAAAGCAGGTAATGTATTTGTTGCTTGTTGTTCAAAAACTTTAGAACAAAATATAACTGATCCTGCATTTGTATACCCTACTGGTGCAGTAAGTTTAAAAAATAGTGTTACATTTTGTGCTGAACTTCCAGTATTTGCTGCAACACTTGTAATTAAAGAACCACCACTTGTTAAACTTATACCTGTAATTGCAGCTATTGATTGTGGGTTAGTAATAACACCTGCTTGTGAAACAGAACCACCACCCCCTGCAAGGTTTGCAATAGTACAATTAAATGCAGTTGATAAACCGTTAACAGTTACTGCTATAGATTGAACTGCTGTACAGGTGTTTGCTGTATTATCAAATGCTTCTACAAAAATAGTTTTAGTACCACCTATTTGATTAGATGTAAGTGTTAATGTTGAAGAACTTAAACTTGTTGTTACTAAATTTCTATGCTCATTTATTATATTAAAACCTGCTATTGTACCACCTGTAAAAAAAGATGCTAAATTTATTGTTAAACTACTACCACCTACTGTTATTGTTTTAGCAGGAATACTACCATTTGTTGTTACCGTTGTTGTACAAGTTGTACCATTGACAAAAGCAGGTTGTGTTGCAGTTACATTACAAGAAATAAAACCATCTGTATCTGTATTGCTAAAACCTGTAGGTATTTGTATTGTAATGGCAAGTGTTCTACTTGTTGGTGAAGTGACTGTTGCATACTTATCAGCATTTTGTGCTGTTATAACACCAAAATCTAAAGAAGGCAAAGTAATAATACCTTGTTGATTTATAGTAAAGTTTCTTGGGTTAGCAATAAAGCAATCAAAAACTGGTGTAGGTATTGAAGGTTCTGTATATGCTAAAAAGTATGGACTTCTTATGTTAATTTTTGTACTCATCTATCTTGTTTTAATGTATATGCTAAAAAATCTTCAACATCTAAACCAAACTTTTCTATTAATTCATTAGGTAGTTTCTTAAATGCTTGTTCAAAAGGTTTAGTAAAAAACAAAGAAGGTTTAATTCCTTTATTCCAAATTGACCGTGTTATTAAATAGGCTGTACTTTGATAAGACATAAACTTACCTGTTTGTTTATCTCTAAATTGAAACCTTCGTGCTTTAACCCATTTTTTTATTCCACCACTTAAACCACCTTTTTCACCTTTACCTGAACCAAATTTTGCTAAAGTTCCATATTGTGCTATTTCAGGGTATGTTGATGTTTTACCTTTTACACCCCTATCTTGGTAATATCCGTAATCTTGCATTTTAAAGTCTACAAGAATAGAATTAGGCATAGCCTTTACATTACCCTTTAAACTATTATAAAGTTCTTTAGAAACGTTCTTTTTGCTTTTAGTTAACCTTGTACGTGCCTGTTGTATTACAAAGTTTTTAAATGCTTCTAATGCTGCTTCTGTTTTCTTTAGTCGCATATTGTCATATCGTTTTGTACTAATACGTCAAATGTTGCTGCCCATCCTGCTAACTTGTTTTCAAACCTATCTACAAATGGTTCACAATTTACATCACCTTCTACCTGATAAAGTTCTGTGTATAGGTCACCACGTTGTAAGGTGTTTATTATTCTTGTTAGTAAAGCTAATTGTGTGTTTAGTACATCCTGTTCGTTGTCGTTTCCTACGAATATGTCAGTAGTAGCTTCTTTACTAATATCTACTATATCCATTGCCAGTATGCTTACATTGAATGTTAATGTCTTACTACCTACAGTTGTATTGTTTACTATAATATGCGACAAAGGAAAGATTGTCTGCTTGTTTAAATCTACATCATCTAAACTTCCAAACGTAACTGTATTTACAAATGGTTCTGCAAGTAGTGCATCTTTTAATTTATCCGTTAAATTGTAAAAACCTTTCATCTACGTTTTATTAATTGTTTTTCTATTTGTATTTTTTCCTTTTCAAATGCTAAATACATAAGGCATTGATGTACATTTAGTTTAGTAACTGTGTCAAATCTGGCAACATCTTTTTGAGCGAGTCCATATAAGGATTGATACCATCCCCACTTAACCCCAAAGTTTGCTTCTGCTGTGTAGTTAGTTTCTTGTTCGTTTCCTTCTGTAAAAAGTTCAGGATAGTTTTCGTTAATTCGTTGCTTAAACGATAAAAAAAAACCAAAGCAGAAAAGACTACATCTAAAGGTGCTTGTTTCATAGCTTCATCATTTACTATTCCTTTGTAATCTTCTATTTGGTATTTGTGTCCTTTGCTAAATGTTACTGGTCTAAATAATACGCTCATTGCTTTGTGCATTGTTTGCCAGTCACCTAAATTATTATCTAGGTCTATATACTCGCCTAATGTCATATCATCAAGTACAGGTATAAAACCTAATTTAACACCGCCTAATTCAAATGTTGGTATTAAGTCGTGCTTTGTATCAAACACCTTGTTTAAGTGTAGTGCTATTTCCTGTACGCTTTTGTATTTTATTGTTGCCACATCTTTTAAATCAAGACTACAAAATATCTGTACCATCTTTTGAAGTAAGAAAGGTGTATCCTTATTTTCTTCAATGTTTATCTTTTCAAACTTTTGATATTGTCCTAATTTAATTTCTTTTAGGCTATCAGGTACGTTTATTTCAATCTTCATATTAATACAATAACTTTAAGTGTAATTTGTATAAATAGAAAAAGGGTCACATTACTGCAACCCCAATCCTACTAACAAAATGAAACGGACATTTGTAGCTGCCCAAACTATTCGCCTAATATAAACCTTTTATATGCATATTGATATGCTTCTTCTATTTTATCTTCTAATAGTCTACTGTTTTGTTTGTATGTAGTACCATTACCTTCTACTTTGTTCTTACCTTTGTAATCTATGTGAAGGGTAACATCAGAACCTTTATAAGTTCCTTTTACAGTTGGTTTCTGCACTACATATATTTCTTCGTACCAACACGCTTGCCGCATCTTATAATTCAAATATAAACATTATTAAATACATCCAAGCGTACATAGATGCGTAAGCTGTTAATCCCCAAGCTGAAGCTACTATTATATTCTTATAGCTAAACATTGCTTTTAATATTCTGGTTTCAATTCTATTCTTTGTTTTCATAATATAATTCTTGGTTAATTAAAAAGGGGGTTGCCCCCCTGTTGTTTTTAAATATTAATTAAGTTATTTAATTTTATTTCTAATCCTTTATCATTTCCTACACACCAAGCATTTTGACCATTAGAATAGTATTTAGTAGAATAATGAGTTAAACAAAAATCTTTTTCCCAATCTATAAAAGTTCTGAATTTTTCACCTTTATAAGTAAATTTAACTGAACCTTTATTTTTTGTATCATTATATATTTTTTTATAATTTTTCATTTGTCTTTGTATTAATTAAACTTTGTTTTATTTTATAAATATACTACTATTTATTTAATAAACAAATAATTAACAATTAATAAATATAGTATTGCCCTTTGTTAGGGTTTTCTAATTGGTCTGTTAATACGTAACGTGCTGCATCTATACAGTCAGGATGTAACCCTGATGGTTTTTGTAATTGGTTACCTTCTTTATCCTTTGCCCATACATATCCACCTAATTCACGTTTAAGGTTCTTACTTCTTGCTGTTACGTATATTTCATTTTGGTTCATTAGGTTCAATCCATATACTACTGAATCCCTACCTTTAGTTACACCGTGTATATTATGACCATACCCTTGCAGTTCTGCTATTGATTTTGGTTCTGCTGAATCTGCTACAATACTTTCTTTTATATCAGCTTGTGATAAAAACCTACTTATGTCCCTGTTAAGCATTCCTTTTTTATATAGAACTTCATCATAGATATAGGCATTGTTCCATTTATACAAAGCTATTAATGTTGTAGGGTCTACACTATAACCAAAATCCATACCATAAGCTAACAAACGTGCTTCTTGTGGTAAGTTATCTATTTCTTTCCAGTCAGGAACACACACACCCTCAAGACTTCCAACTTCACCTAGACCATAAACACGCCACCAGTTTGCCCAATACGTAGATGTTTTACCTTTTTCTTTGGCTTTCTCTATTTCCTTTACAATAGTTTGGTCAAGTACTTCGTTGTCTTTATATGTTAGGGTTATATAGTCTGCATCTTCTTGCCCTATTATTTCTTTGTCTACCCAAAATAAACTAGAAGGGTTATAATCTAACCAGACAGTTCCTGATGTTCTTACTGCGAGCTGATTGTAAGCATCAAAGGGTACATTGTTACATTCGTTTATGTACAAGTCTGTACGCCTTGCTCCACGTAGTTTGTCGCTTTGGTCTGTACTAAAAAATTCTATATAACTACCGTTTGTAAATGTGTACTTTAAAACGCTTTTATTTATTTGGCTATCATTATACCTACCTAAACCTTTTAGGAGTTGGCAGAAGTCCTTAAAAGCACCCCTACGAAGATGTGGTATAGATTCAGATACTACACTTATTTCTTTACCTTCGTTTCTTATGGCGTAGTCTATTAGGATAAGTAAAATACAAATAGTTTTTCCTGCTGATGTTCCGCCTTTAACTACTCGTATTCTTTTATCTAATTCTAATAACTTGTTTAGTGCTTTGGTTCTTGCAACCTGCATTAAAGAAATATTGGTAAATCTTCGTTGATACTTATATCTTTTGTTTCACGTGGTTTACCTGCATAGTAATTATAGAACAGTTGAACATATTTAAAGTCTTTTTGTTCTAAACCTTTTTGCAATGCTTCAAACGCTAATGGTTCAAGTGGTGTTAGCTTTTCTATAAGTGCTACTTCTTCAGCTTTAGGTTTTCTACCTGCTGATTTGTTACCACCGTTAAACTTTCTTTTATCCATAATCAAAAAATTTCATTAATGATTCTATTCTAACAATAACATTATCAATATTTTGTTATTATACACTATCCTATAAACCCACACTTTTCATAGAACTTTTCCCTTTTAGTGTGCTTTTCTGTTATTTCAATTAGTTCTATGTTTAGTTTATCTATTGTTTCTTGTTGGGTTTTTACCTGTTCTTTTAGTTCAATGTATTTAAGTACTATTGATTCATTTAGTTCTACCGTTTCATCTTTTTCTATTTGGTAGTTTATTATTTTGTTTCTTAAAATACGCATACTGTTGTTCATTCTTTTGTCAACTTGTACCCAATTGTTAATACTTCTTACTCCGTGTAATACAGAAGCGTGATCACGGTTTACTGATTTACCTATTTGTTCTAAACTTAATTGTGTGAATTCTCTACATAGTTTAAAGTATATAGCACGTGCTTCTACGTATTGTCTTTTTCTTGTTGTTCTACTTATGTTTATTTCAAAGTAGCTTTGTACTATTTCTTTAATCGTTTCTTTGTTCATCTTCTATTTTTAATATTATATCTTTTATTGTTAAATATCCTGATTCGTGTATTGCTTTTAGTATTCCTGCACAGGCTTCATATTCTTCTGCTTCTTCGTATAGGTCTATAGCTTCTTCAAGTTCTGCTATGTCTTTACCATTTGTTATATCTACTAAAGCAAGTAGGTAGAATTCTTGTATTACTTCTTTATTCACTATCTTCTGAATAATGTTTAGGGTATGGTTGTTTTTTTAATAAGCATTTCTTTTTCTCTCTTTGGTCTAAAAACTTTATATATCTAAATTGCCTTAAATTTAATTTTTTTGCTTTGTCTTTGTTTTCTTGTAAATATTTAGCTTGTCCCGCATACCTGCTTGAATCTTTTGAAACGGTCATTTGTATATTGTGATAAACATTTCCTTCTAACTCCCAAAAATCACTCTTATGTTCTCCATAGTATCCAAAAGAACACGCTTGATAAACTATACCAAAACCCCCACATCTTTCATCCGCAAACGATTGAATCCATTTTATCTTTGGAAACTTTCTTCTTATGTATTTTAAGGAATAACTTATAGACCTACTTTCGGGATACTCGCCTACGTTGTCCGCTATCCACATTCTATTTAGTTCTAGGTATTCGTTTTGTTTAGTTCCTTCAACTACACTTCCGCAAGATGCAGGGTTCATAGCATATCCATATTGCAACACTCCCTTTATTTCTTCATCAACAAATAAGCCTAAATGTATATACGTTGCATTATAAAATTTTTTACTGTAGTGATTTTCTACTACTATTTTATTTGCAAGTTTTCTATTTATCTCTTTTATATAAAAGTCATCACTACCAAAACCTAACAGCTCGGGGTCTCCCCACAAGCTGCTTTGTTCACTAAAAATGTAACTTTTTGCTTTCATAAGCCTTAAATGAATCTTTAACAGCGTCTTTTGTAAAAGATGGGTTTTCCATAGAGTTGTAATGATAAGTCGTGTAGTCTATAAGCATTTTTTTAATATCATTATTAGTCATTGAAAGTATGCTTTCATTCTGTTTAATTATCTCAAATATAGATATAATACTACCTCCGTTTAATTTCATTTTACTACCGTTCTTTTTGCAATGAGCAATGATGTTACCATTACATAAATAATTTTCTCCTAGATATTCAACCAAACCAACCAATCTATCAAATTGTTTTGGAAGATGTGATTTTCCATTTTTAACCCTATCACCATCACCTAAAAATATTTTTATTAAAGCGGGAATCGTAAAAAGTTTTCCGTGTACTTTTCCAGCTTCTTTAAGATTATTAGGACTTTTCATTACTTGTGTTAGAAATTTTTTATATTCCAAGTTTCCATTACCCGAATAACTTACCACGTAATCTATATTTTTAAGAGTTCTACCCCTTGTGTTAAAAGATATAAATGTTTGTCTTGCTTCTTCTTCATCTTTTACATACACTTCTAAAACATTTGCTCTTTTCCACTTTAGCTTATCAAATATAGATATTTTTAAATGTTTACCATCAGTAAGAATTTTTGTTTTTTCTTCTGTAATACAAATCAAAATATCTCTTAACTGACCGCATTCCAAAACCGCATCAGCTAAATCGTTTACATTGGTTTCATTAGTCCACCTTTGCCAAGATGGTATAATTACATTGTCAAAATCTTTTTTAGTGTAAATTGTTTTTTTTGTTTTCATTGTTCTTGTTTTTTGTTTGCCTACTCTATTAGCTTTTCGGCTTCCGCTATTCTATAATATTCCCCGCATTACATACTGGTCTAAGTCGTTTCCATCTTCAAAGAAGTATTTGTAATCGCTTACTGCTTGAATGAATTTCTGTTCACCTCTTGATATAAATTCATCAGTAGTTTCAAATATACCAATGTCAGTACTCCCCTTATCTATTACTAAAAAGGTAAACTTCTTTTTGTTAAACAATCTTAAATACATATAAGCCTGTAGGTCGTAACCATATTTATCACACGAGTATCTAAATGAAGATAAGTCTGCTGATGTTTTGTAATCTATAATAGTATCACCTTTTATAATATCTGCTTTGCCACGAAAAGGTAAGCCTTCTAACATAGCTACCTCAGGCACTTCAAATTCACTCTTATTCAATAGTTGTAGTGCAGCTTCATTTCTAAAGATTGCATCCGTTAAACGCTCTGCTGCTGCTTTTTCTTTAGCAAGAAATACTTCACCGTGTTGTTCTTTTGCATCTTTATATATCTTAGTGTTCTTTGTTGAAGCATCTACGAAATGTAATTCATCTATCTTGTGTGGTTCTAATACCATCCAATGTGCTAACTTACCTGCTGATAATGCAGGACTATCTGAATTAGGGTCACCATACTTTGTTACGTTTCTATAAGTCTTTGGACTTTTAAGAATCATTTTAAGGCTTGAAGAACTTAAAGCGTGTTTTCCAAGATGTCCGTAGTAAAACTCATCTTCATACATCTGTGCAAGTATTTCTTCTTTAGCCCAATGTTCACCGTTTAGTAATGTTATCATAGTTCTATGTTATCAAGTTTTTGTATTAAATCTTCTAATTGTCTTTTGTTAATATCGTTGGTGCTATAGTAAAGTATTTGTTTTGCTAAACCTAAAGCCTGTCCAATCTTAAATGCGTTTTGTGTACGTTTTTCTATGTCCATTGTTTCTTTGTTTTAAACAAATATAATAAACATTTTATCAACTACTGCTTTTTTCTTGTTTCTTTTCCAATGCTTCTATTTTATTTAACGCAACTACTAAAGCCTGTTGAACTAATTTTAAATCGTATTGTATTTTAACTAATGTACTTTCTTTCATTTCTGTATAAATTATCTTTTGGTTTCCTGTATCGTTTGCTGTCCACTTCACTTATCCTTTTTTTTTCTGTTAGTATCATATCCCATAAGAAAAAGTAATTCTAAATGAATCATTCTCATTATAAAGTATCCAAATATTATCTTGAACAAAAGCACTATGTAGCCAAATATTATATTAAATACCAACTTCTATTCTTGTTTTAAGTTTTTGTATTTCTTCTTCTAATTCTTTTACTTTATCTTCTGCTACCCTTGCACGTTCTATTGCACGTATCTTATCTAATCTGTATTCACTTAATGATTGGTCATACAATCTTTCGTTACCTATTAGACTATGTACATAGAATCCTACTTCCTGCCAACTAAAGTACATTTCATTTAATGCATTGTTTTTAGGTTTTAGTTTTCTTGATTTAATTATGTGCTCACCTACTAAATTAAAATTAGTATAGTATTCAGCTTCTTTAATATTGTTTATCTTCTTGTTCATTGTTTCTTTGTTTATAGTATTTCTGCATCTTTAATATCTAACATTGCAACTTCTTTTGGTATCTTATTTGTGTTTGCAAATTGTGTTGTTTTGTTATGGTATTGTATTTTCCAAACAGGATCAACAAGATACAAATTAAATCTATATACACCTTTTGGAGTTGAGTTAATGTACATAGGAATATCTAAATTATCATTACATTTATTTACTATTGCATCGTACTTTTTCTTTTCAATAAGTAAAGTATCATAATGCACCCCCCTACATTTTAATTCTATTCTATGAAAAGTTTCTGGACTGTAACAATCCCACCTGCTCATTTGTTTACGTGCTTTTAATAAATCAGTATAACAACAGCCAGTAAGATATTTAAACAAATCTTTTTCTTTCCAACCCTTCATTAAGAATATTCTTTATATACTGTTTCTAATTTATTCCATACACCATTTAAAAAACAACTACTGCAAGAAGTTAATTCTTTTTTTTCTTTAAAGATTCTATTGTATATAGATAGTAATTCTTTTTGTTCTTCAGATGTTATTTTGTTGGTTTTACCTATACGGTCTGATAAATAATTGTATTCATCTTCCATTAAACATAATGGTTTTTGATATGGAAATAGTTTATTAAGTGAAATTTTCCTTTCATCACATCCACAGCTTTTTTCAAGTTTTTGAAATACAGTATCAACTACTTTTTTAATTCCTGTTGCTTTAGTAATCTTTTCAACTGTATCACCCAAGCCTTCGCTTTTAGCTTCGTGGTTCTTTTTCCATTCTTTGTATGCTTTGCTTCTTTTGTCACCTTTAAATTCTTCCATATCTATTTTATTAATTCGTAATCGTTATTTAAGTAGTCATCCCAATCTTCACCAAACTTATCTTTTAATTCTTGCTTTGCATATTTTAATGTATGGTAAATACTGACCCAACTTATATTAGTTTCAGCAGCTATGCCACGTATGCTTAATCCTGAATCACGGTACAGAAGATACATTTTGCGTTCATACCACCGCCAATTATCAATGTGTTCATCTATTAGTGTACATATATCATTAAAAGCTACTTGTTCATCCATTTCGTCAAAGTTTGGTATTTCGAGGGTATTTTCTTCATCATCAAGATAAACTTTTTTAATTTTCTTCTTGCTATTGTAATACGAAAAAAATAAACTCCTAATAGTAAAATAAATATATCCCCTGCTGACAATACCATTTTTAATAATCTTTTCTTCATTTGCATATTTGTATATAGTTAAGTACATCTGCTGTACTAGATCATCAGCGAAATCATATTCACCAAAGCTATGCACCATATTGATCCATTCATTATGTCTTTCTGCAACTTTAGCTAACCATTCAGTCGGTTTGTCCATATCACGTTTAAACTAATTACCCCTAACAAACATTGCAGGGTAACTTCATCTTCATCTTCGTATTGTTCTTTGTGATATAAGAAACCAAACATTACACCCTTAATAGGACTTATTATTATTTCAGCATCTTTAAAATGTCCTATTATTATAAAAACAAATGCCATAAACAATAAAATCCCCAAGCCTATCATACGTTTAATTTCTGTACTTGTGTTGTGTTGTGTATTAAATCTTTACCAAGATACTCAAATCCTACATTATTTACTTTCATTTTAATAGAAACTGGATTTTCGTACGGGGTAGGTCTAGCGCCAGATTCATTTTCTTTTATTTTCTGAACGTGAATATGTGAATACATCCAGTCAGTTGGATGTGCAACATACCTGTGTAATGTCCATACGTCATCAAACCTTGCCGATACCTTCGAACCACCTTCTGCATCACTCATTGCTAACGGTCTTGTTAACCCTTCAAATTCGTGTCCTGTGTGATGTACTTGACGCAGTGAAGAACTAACCCCGTGCATATTTACACAAAGCTGAATGTTGTTTTGTCTACTAAATATTCTAAATTCAGATAATACTTGGTAATCGTAATCGTGTGAATTACCTACCATTTTTAATATGGCAGCATCTTTAGACAAAGAATTATAAGGGTCAATTAATAAACCATCGTAACACCAAGCATCTTTAATTTGTTGTGCTTCTTTTAATAAACTTTTATAGGTGTATAAATCTTCTACATCTATTATTTTAAATCTACTGTTTGCCCATTCAACAGCTTTTTTAATTTGTGCATCAGTTGCTGTTTGTATTGGTATGCCCATATAAAATTCTATGATCTTTCTTAATATAGATTCAGGTGTGTTTTCACTTGACCATACAAGAAATTTAAGATTGTGCATCTTTGCCCATAAAACATAAAAGTATATTAAAATCGTAGTCTTACCTACATTTGCGTGTCCAATCGCTGCCAACGTATTGCGTTTAAATCTAATAAACTGATCTACATCGGGAATGCCAATCTTTAAACCTTCTTTTACCCTTCCATATTTTATATCCAGTATTTTATCTTGTAGTTTCTTTGCTTGTGCTATCATAATCCTGTAGGCGGTTTAGCGTATTTTTTAACTGTTTCTTTGTTTTGATCGTTTCTATTGGGTTTTATATAATAACCTGTTATGTGATTTACTTTGTAATTCCAAAAATCATCAGGAAAAGGTTCACCTTCTTTTAGTTTTTGCATTAAGGTATAAAAAAAGGGGGTAATTAAACCCCCATTAAATTAAAATGGTAAATCTGCTGTTTCTCGTGCAGGGTTTTGTTGTTCGTTTCCTACGCTTCCAATGTAATTTGCAATCTTCCAACCGTTTATACTGTTGTAGTATTTACCGTTGTATTCATTGCCACGTAAATTAATTGAAACGTTTACAGGGTTGCCTACTTGAAAATTGTTTATCTGTAGTATTTTATCACCCATAAAATCAATAGCTATATCTTGTGGGTACTTTTCATTTGTAGTTACTACAATTTGTCTTTTTGACCAAGACTTTCCTGCTTTAGATGTTCCTTCTTCAGTTTCTGAAATTAATTTAATTGTTCCTATAATATCCATATTATCTATTTTAATTGTGTTATTGTTAAATTTAATTGTGTAATATACTTTACTTATTCTACAGTTGTGCAAATTCATCAGCTAATTTTTTTGAAACCTTATACTTGGTTTTAATAGCTTCTATCGAACCACCCCCTTTTATAAATTCTATTGCTTTACTGTATTCCGTTGTGTTAGGGTTTAACCACTTTTTTTCTTCTGTTACTTCACTTGCAGCGTTAGCATCATCATCTTCAGATTGTAAACCTAAAAGACTGGATAGTGTGTACCTTCTGTAATATGTAATACAAGAACCTAATTTTTGCGGGTCTGTTATCACAGGCAATTTTAAACCACTTACAACACCACCACCACCATCAATACAAAGCAGCTTACTTACTACCATATCTTCTTCAATAGGCTGTAAAAGTAAAAGTCTGTGCTTTTTAAGCAATGGTTGTAGTTGTTTAATAAGTGAATTAATATCAAAATACTTTGACTTGTAAAAAGGGTTAGTTGCATCTTTGCTAACTGTACCTATTTCTTGTTGTAGGTTAAATAGTTTTTCATTAATACTTGTTTCTTTCTTATTCATTGTTCTTTAAAATTAAGATTAATTGATTTTTTAATTGTTCGTTTTCGTGTTGCAGTTCTAAAGTCTTACCATAAAGTTCCGCTTTTGTAAATTGTTCCATATCGTAAAGATACAAAAAAATAATTAACAAAAAAACCCCAACATTTCTGAAGGGGTGTTATAAAATAAAATTATGTTATAAATTTATTAATGATTCTTCAAAATCTTTTAATGAAATTCTTAAAGGATGGTTTTTTTCCTTTTCAATTAAGTATTCTTGTTTAGCAAGAAATGCTTTAATAAAAACAACTTCATCTTCAGCACTCCCAAATATAGGAATATTTAAATGCTTTTTTAAAATTCTTATTGTTTCTTGCAATTCTTCTGCCCTTTCCATAAAATTTTCATCAAATGCTTCATCACAAAGTTTTGCTAAAAAATTAAGTTCGTATAATTGTTCTTCTAAATTGTTACAATCTTCTACTGTAAATAAGTTATCTAATATATTGAATATTTCGTGATGCTCTTAACACCTTTTATTTGTTTTTTGTCATTATTGACACTACAAACATACAGCTTATTTTTTAATAAACAAATAATTAACAAAAAAAGGGTAAGAAATTAATCCTACCCTTCAAACAAAGAACAATTTTACAAGAGAAAATCAAGTAAACTTTTTAAGCCTTTGGCTATATTTTTGTATCATTTCTTCCAATTCTACATTTGTAAATTTAACAAGTTTACGACTTTCTTCTAATAGCTTTTTAGACAACTTATTACCAAGATATAAACTATACTTATATTGTTCACCGTACCTAAATACATTACAGCCACAACATTGCGGAAAAACGTTTCTTTCATCCCAACGTATAGAATAATGTTTTCTGCTCATAAAATGTCCCGCTTGAATTTCTTTCCAAAAGAACGTCTTATTGCAAGTAATACAAATACAATTTTTATTGTTGTCCGCATTGCTTAATCTTACCCATTGACTAAATACTGTATCAAGTTTTTTTACTAATTTACTTCTTGTTGGTTTTTTAGGCATTAGTTAAATCCTTTTCATTCATATGACTTGAAAGTATATGACCATCTAAAGGACTTATAAAAGATATTGCTTTGTAAATTTTTCTGCTTATTGCTTTAACTTCTTTCTTTTCTGTTTTAGTAGAATCTATACCAAGATTAGTATACATAACTGCATCAATTTCTAATAGTGCATCTACTTTCTTTTTTAAAGACCAAGTTTTATAGGTTTTTATTTTTTGTATCTTTTCATCTATTCCCAAAACTTATATTTTAATTGTTATTTATAATTTACATTAATTTTTACAATTTTTTTAAATTTATAATTTTTTATAATTATTGTAATTAAATCAAGTATTTAAAATGTCGAAGGTATATATTTTAATTGATTAAAAAAAGTTTTTTAAAAACTATCTACCTTGACCATTATATTTTTTACAGTAATTCTTTGAAGATTTTAAAGCAGACTGCTTGTTTTTACTGTGTATTCCTTTACGTTTAATTTTAACCTTTTTATAATTAGATATTATTTGCTTTGCCATTATTGATGTTTTGAATTACCAAATACTTTTTCTACTCCACGTGAACCAAAATAGCCACCTATAACAATAGATAGTAAACCTGTAATAGAATCTAAAGGGTAGTTTAAATACCAACCTATTACATAACTAACAGTTAAAAAAACTAAAGTTAACGGTCTAACGTTTGAAGATAACCAAGAACCACTACGTGCATCAGCTACCCACCTTCTTGTAGTACCATCTATTTCAGCACGTTCTATATCAAGTTTCTTTAAAGCTATTTGTTTGTCTGCATCAGACATATCAGAACCACCTATAATAGCCTGTATAACGCTCCCTACTGGTGTATTTCCTGCAATAGCACCTACTACATCAGGTATCTTATTTAAAAGAAATTTACCTACTTGTGTATCTTTGAATTTTTTCTTGTCCATAGTGTGCTACCTACGGTGTTAGTATGTCCAAATAGAATTGGGTTTTGTTCCACCTTGTTCAATCGAATCGTTGTCGCAATGGATAAAAGTTTTTGCAACTCCCAACCTACGGAATCCTGCTTTGATAAGGGCATTAATAATAATGTATCTTTCACTACCGTTTCCCACTTTAATATCTGCGGCTTTTCCAACAAGATGACTGGAGTTTGATACACCCCCAACTTTTTGATTATGAATTTGGCTTCTGTAGCCTGACGAAATGGTAAACGGTATCCCTGAAATTCCACGTGCATCGTCGAGCATTTGCAAAAAAGTAGCATCCATATTAATACCACTATTCTGAAGTGTTGGGTCATCAAATTCTTGTATATCAAAATGTAACATATTTTATTTTAAATGAGTACCGTCACAATAACCGTTAAGATTTGCTGTGTTTCCACATTGACAAGTTTTAGGTTCTTTCATCTTTTCTTTTTATATATTTTTTTTATCTTTTTCACTTCTTCTTCTACCTTATCAGGTATTCCGTTTTTGTCTTGGTCTTTTATATAACCAAAATACATTAAAACTAAAATTACTACACCTGCTGTAAAAATCAAACTCATCAATATTATAAATGTTTGCATAATTTATTTTTTATTATTATCGTCAAAATCTAATGCCTTTCCTAAAAACATTTTATCTATTAAATCATCTTGCATTTT